GAGGCAGTATCTGAAATAGATGATGCACATTTTGTTTGCATAAATGCTGGTTGTGTGTCTACAAGAATAACAAAAGAAATAGAACTGCTTCACGATGCCCTGGACGTCCCAGAGAAGCTAAGAAGTCAGTTCTCTTCAGCTGCAGGTTTGATTAATTCAGTCAACGGAAAGATGGGTTTTTGTATTGCTAACTTTCCGGAAGATGTTTCAGATATGGTCCGCAAGGCGGCAATGATGCATGAAATGGGGCATGCATACTTCTATGGCGCTTTGAGAATAAAGCATAAGCAACCCTTGACGGCAGATACAATCGATTCAAAAGACAAAGAGCAAAAGGATTCTCTTAAGAAGGCTACAAAGTTTGTAGATGCTTTTGGAAAAATAGACGATGATATTAGAAAACAGGCTGAGGAATCAGTTGTCGACGTCAAAGGTCAAGATAAGGAAACAATGCTACAAGAAGCAATTAGTGCGTACATGGTTAGTCCGTATGCTGCTGAGACATCAGAAGAGCACTTTGCTGAGGCATTTTCAAGATATTTCATTCTACCAGAACAGTTGAAAAAGAAAGAACCGCAGGTTTATGACCATTTTAATGAGTTTTTTGGAAAATATGATGAATAGCGGAATCTATCAGCTAAGAAATGTTATTAACGATCATGTTTATATTGGAAGCTCATACGATATTGATGCGAGATGGAGCATGCACAAGAAACATTTACGAAAAGGCAAACATCACAGCATTCTTTTACAACGAGCGTGGAACAAATATGGAGAAGAAAAGTTTATATTTGAAATACTAAAAGATCATGTTAACAAATCTGGGCTTATTGTACATGAGCAATATTATTTCGATTTATTGAAGCCAGAATATAATATTTGTAAAATTGCTGGGAATACTTTGGGTGCAGCATTTTATAATTCAAAAGATTGGCGTCAAAAAGTGGGTGCTTGTCATAAGGGAAAGCCTTTGTCTATTGAAACAAAAAGAAAGATAAGTGCGTCTAATACGGGACAAAAGCGAAGGGCTTTTTCGGAAGAAACAAGAAAGAAGATGAGCATTGCTTTTAAGGGTAGAAAACTTTCAGAAGAAACAAAGAGAAAAATGAGTGAATCAACTAAAAGATACTGGGTTAAGAGGCAAGCTGAATTATGCGGTACAGGTTAACGGGTGGGATAGAAAAAGGGATTCATTACACGACATTCCAAGAAGATGTAGAAGATGCAAACCAGCAAGATACAGGTAAAAAAGAAGGGATGGCTAAGAGTTATGGGGAAACAGAGATTGAGAAATTGGATACAGAACAACCCGTTCTTCCAAACAAAAAGTCAGTTCTCTAAGACTGCATTTATAGCGATGACAACTTGGTTTGCAGTTATGGTCAAGTATCTTATGGCTGGGTTTACAACAGGCTATTCAACGACGCAAGTCGTTGTTGCTGGCAGAGTTATTCCTGCGTTTAGTTGGTCGTACTCTATTCCTGCTGTTTTTGACTATACAGGTGCAGTTGCATTATTGACACTCGTCTTTGGTTTATATTTTGGCAACAAGTTTTCTCCAACAAATGGTAAAAATGGCGTCGTTCCACCTATAAGTGAAAATCCAGCGATAACTAAGTAAGGGATTATTATGACAATCGTAAAGCGTGGGTCGGGATTTAGAGTAGTTTCAGAGAAGGGAAAGAATCTTGGCGATGAGCCGTCTAAAGGCGCTGCAGTCAAGAGACTCGAGCAAGTAGAGTGGTTCAAGCGTCACGCTAAATGCATTGTGGATCCTTCTCTTGTTAAGGGCAATGAGGGCATGCAGCAATACTCTCCGATTGTCTTCCAAGACAAGAAGCGTAAAGACTCTAAAGGCGAAAAGCTCGATTTTCCATCTACAACTAAGCAGCTTGAGTTGAAAGATGTGAAACAACCAGAGTTTCCGTCCACGCCATTCACGGGAGAGGCTTATTCCCAGTCCTTCCACAATCCTCGTCCATCTAACAGCGTGAAGGATGGTACTCATGTAAGTGTGCAAGGCGATGGTCCAGTTCCGCAACAGGCTGGTCCGTTTAGAGGCGAACACGGCCCCGACGTACAGTTTAAGGGCTCTGACTATGTCCCTAAGCGGACGAAGAAGTCTATTATGATTGCTGGACGAAAAGTACTCATTAAGGGCTCTGAAGGTAGTGATAATTCGAACTTAAGAGATTATCCTATCGATAAGGGTGAATCTGGCAGAGGATTTGGAGACGATACTGAAGCTCAAAAAAGAAAAGACTGGTCTCGTAGTGGGAAAGTGAAAGAGGACGTAAAAGCTCATGAACAGGCTAAGAGGAACTATGCACCTGGCAACGGTCCTTTCGACCTTGCTATGGATACTCGAACAGCTTATTTGGGTAGAGGCAAGGACTCTAAGCCGATTGGTGAATATACTAAAGATTATCCTGGTGCAAAGGTTACTTTCAATCAGCCAATCGATCCAACGAAGAAGCCGAAGAAAGTATTAGTTCATTTGACTGAGGGTGCACGAGACGTCAAGGCTAAAAGACAGACTTCAAGGGCAGATGCTGCTGATAAGATAGGTATGAAGTATGATGAAGGAAATAAAACTCTTACAAAGAAGAGCGCTAATGGAATAATGAGAGTCATTCTTCAGTATACTCAGAATCAACCGCTGGCTGCGGGCTTCAAGCCGCTGTTGGCACATTTAGTTACAAACGACGACGACGACGAAGAAAATCTAAAGGGTCCAAAGCTAGCTAAGAAAGCTATGTCGTCTTCCGATGTCTACGATAGAATCTCCAGTACACGAGATAAAAATAAGCCCATTTCTCCAAAACTTCAAAAGCTTGGAAGTAGAGCCGCCAAGGTGGCTGAGGATAGTGGTGGGACACAGGCTCATGATGATGCTGCTCCTGCACATCCTGGCGTGGACTATAAGGCATTGAATCCTAAGTCTGTAGCTAGTTTGGACGACTATAAACAACATCGAAGAAATATGGGCACGCTGAAAGAAAAGGGTCCACCAGCTCAAAACGAACCCTTTGATGCTCTTGTCGGATCGGAAGGCGAAAGTGTCGACTTTCCTCGTGGCTTAGATAAGCCAGCTAAAGTGCTAGAGTTCAAAAAGAAAGAGCCGAAGTCGGCTTTGACAGACCCTCGCGATACTAACATGATGTCGGGAAAATCTGAAGAAGCTAGACCTCTTCAGTTGAAATCGCCATTTCGAGAAGCGTCTCCAGATGATAATAAAAAACTTGCTTATTTAGCAGCAGAGAGGAAGCAGCTTGATGAGAGGTCTAGTAATCTTTCAAAGAAACAACTTAGCCTAAAATCTTCTAGACCCAACCCTATCGAGGGAGGCAAAGGTGACGATTTAGAATACAAAGACGTAGATGAAAACGAACTAGAAGCCGGCATTGAAGTCGAACAAGAGCACGTAGGTAAAGACCCAGATAAAGACGAGGACGAAAAGAGATTAGACGGTGCTGACATAGCAATGGATCATCTTGCTGAAGATGAGCACTATTATACGAAGCTCAAGGAAATGGAAAGACAAGGTAAAGAGGGCGCCAAGTCTGAAACAAAGAAAGAGAAGCTCTTGAAGCTTGGTGAAGCTACTGAAAAATCTGTTATTAAAGAACGAAAACTTGCTGGGACTGTAGCTAATGCTGAAAAGATGGCTCGTATTAGACAAGAGACAAATGCAAGTCCAAGCGAAATGAAGGCTACGCACGGTCAGTTGAGGGCGTATACGGCTAAACTAAAAGCTGAAAGAAAGAAGAATGAAAGTGTAACAAAGGCTAAAATATTTAGAAATCCCACGCAAGAAGAAAACTTTAGAAGTAATAGGCCATTTGGCGGAAACGAGCAAACAAGAAAGAAAAAAGCAGATGAAGCGGCCGCTTCGAGGCGTCGAGAAAACGCTTCGGCTTTTACAGAGAAGATGATGTCACGGATCCGCACAGATCCAACGCATAGAAAGCTAGATCCTACTGGTGGGTATGGTGATTTTAATGACTAAATACTTTGACTGGGCAAGAGTAAAAGACATGGATTCACGTAAAAAGTCTGACATTAACATGTCTTCGACTTTTGCTGAGCAGCGTAAAAAGAAAGAAACTCATAGACACTCTAAGGAGTTCGGCATTAAACAAATGGGCGAGGAAGTAAACATCGATTGGGGTAAAGCAGAGGGAGTATACGACGACCCAAGACGTGCATTACAGAAGCTTGCTGCAGCTGAACAGAAGGCTGACAAAATAAACGAAGAAGATGATGAGAATGACCGTCCCGAGGGCGAACTTGAATGATTACCGTCTATAAAACGACTAATCTTATCGATGGAAAAGTTTACGTTGGTCAGCGTACATCGAAAAGGATGGCAGGCTATTATGGCTCTGGCAAACTAGTAAAGCAGGCTTTGGCTAAATACAGCAAAGAGAACTTCATAGTTGAAGAAATCGATTATGCGTATTCGTCTTGTGAAGCCGACCAAAAAGAAACATTATGGATTCAAGAGTGTGATTGTCTAGCGCCAAAAGGTTATAACATATGTCCCCATGGCGGCACTACTCGCGGCGCTCATTTTTCTGAAGAAATATGCAGAAAGTTTAGTGCTGTTTCATCGTTTAGGCGTCTCAAAGGTATTCCAAAGCCAGAAGAACAGAGACAAAAAATGCGGCTTGCTAGCAAAGGAAAGCCTAAATCTGAAGAACATTGTCAAAATATGAGAAAACCTAAATCTGAAGAGCACAATAGAAAAAACAGCGAATCGCACAAAGGACAGATTCCTTGGAATAAGGGCCTCAAAACAGGACCAACAAACTATTCTGAAGAAGGGTGTTTGAGAAAGAGTGCAGTACAAAAAGAGATGGGCGGAGTATCGACGTGAAAATCAACTTCAATAACATAAAGTTTGTCAGAAAAGATAAAACGCTGCTTGATAATCCGTATAAAACGATTATGGAGCATGACAAGACTGGTTACGTATACGTCGACAACGTAGAGGGCGTGGCTGTTATTCCCTATCGAATGGGCGCAAACGGTCGAGAAATCCTTATTCGCGATGAGTATAGTCCTCTGCATAATACGGTTTTATCGATTATCACTGGGCGAAGAGATAAAGACGACAAGAACGGTCAAGCAGCAGCCCGCAGAGAGTTGTTAGAGGAAGCAGGTATTCTCGCGGAAGAACGATGGTTCAATGAGGTTGGTGAAATCCTACCTGCTGGTTCATACAAGCGAGCCGATGTGATGTATGTTGTCGACGTGACGGGTGTTCATCAGGGCCGACCAGAAACCGATGGAAGTATCTTTGAAAAGAAATCAACGAACATGTGGGTGCCTGTTAGTGAGCTTGCTCGCATGGTTAGAGAACCAAATGGCGCTACTGATGCATATTTTCTCAGCGCCGTTGCTAAATATTTAGTATGGTGCGGCTTGTTCAAGTCGGAGGAATCAGATTTAGCTAAAGACAAGAAGGGCTCAGAGCGCCCTGGTCATAAATACATTCGTAGAGAAGGCCAGGCTGGCGGCTACAAATATATCTACAAGGAGCCTGAACAGAAGACTGCGAAGAAGGAAGACGAGAAGAAACCTAAGGGCGGAATCATGGAGCAGCTGGCTGCTCTCCTTGGTAAGAAACAAGGTGGCGAAGAGAAGAAGCCCAAGAAGCAGCTTCCATTCAAAGAGTTTCCAATGGCGCCTGAAGGCATGCCTGATTTTAAGAAGGGCGTGACGGCTGCACAGTGGATTGCAACACTTGACAGTATGGTTACTAGAACAACAAGCGACTTTATGGCAAATCTAGATGACGGCGATCATTTTTTAATGAGCGAACCGCTTAGGCGCGGTCATCTTTATGCTGATGCTGTTATATCGATGCTAGATGCTGCTAGAAATGCATATTCAACTCAAGACCTTCATAGCAAAGACATTTTAGTTGAAGATAAGAAGAGACTTAGCGACGGCGCTCAAGGTGAGGTTCAACGAGGTATTTTGAAAGCGTCTTATTGCCTATGTGCAACTAAGCACATGACTGCAGCACTTAATAGCAGCCTTACTGAGCGTGTATTCAGTAATCTTGCTGAGAAGCTGGATGCAGGTGCAAGCTACAATAAAACAGACAAGCTCGTGACGATTGTTGCATCGGTAAAGAATCAGTTAGAAGATCTCAGCGGCATAATGAAAGACATCAGATGGCTTCAAGGTGGTGATCCAAAACTAGACTGGATGGTTGACAGCGTGTTCAAGGCTGTCGATGAGCTAATGCAGGCCAGAAACCGCTTTGTGACGAATGGCTTCAAGTTCTACATTGATAAACTGGCGCCAAAGATTGAGTCGCTGGCCGATGCAGAGGAAATAGATGATTCGGTAAAGCTCTTAGAGGGCTTAGAGACATTTAGACATGAAGCGATGTATTCGTCTACTACTTCACATGAAAACGAAACTTTTGCTAATCAGTGGAATATGAAACAAAAAGGCATCTATGACGGCGCTTCAAGATTTTCAGCATATGCTTCTGGAAAACTGGTAGATAAGGTAAAGGGCTTAGAAGATCTTGGCGATGATAAGATTCTACAAGGCCATATCAACGAATTAGCCAAGAGTCCGGCATTTGCCTTCCTCTCAATGAGCAAGCACGTTTCATCGTTTCAGGTTAGCGAACAGATCTTTTCATACATAGACACACATGGCATTGACAAGTACTACAAGGACATGGTTTATCTTACAGGCGGACGCTCAAAGCCGTGGAAGGGCGCCAAGACTGATCACTACGAGCAGTATGTGAAAATCCTCACAGAAGCTTATAATGGCAATGATGTATATGAAAACGAAGACATGAAAGACATTGCTTCATTCTCAGGCGACCAAATGGGCAATATGGTAAAGAGCCATCCTGCTTCTACGGTCTATGCTGCAATGAATACAATGCTCTTGCTCAATAAAAAGACACCAATAACTTCTAGGGCTCCTGCTTTCATTAGAATGTGGTCGGTGGCGTCTCACAACTCACTTATGAGCAACGCCCTAGAAGAGTTTGTATCAGCTAAGAACATCGATAGAGGCTCCTATGTGAACTATCATATTGCCTCCAATAGAACGGTGACGCCTCGACGAACTTCAGTGAAAGAAGGCTTGGCTCATTCGGCAAATGAAATCTACGCTTACTCTCAGGAGCTCATAAATAGCTCTGATGAAATCAAGGGCGACACGGTAAAGCTGTATAGAGGCAATGGTTCAAGCGAAGTGAAATCGGTTGCTTCTTCTTGGACTCCTCGAGACGATGTGGCTGCTCACTTTGGAAGTGAAATATCGGTTGTTGATGCTCCGAAGGAATCCGTATTCCTATTCAATGACATGATGAACGAGGATTATTGGACATTCCCTCACGAACGAGAGTTCATTTTGATGCCCGGGCTACTATCGGCGGATAAGAAGCTCAACCCGGAAGCACTTGCACCTTCGGCTAGACAAAGTATTTTAGACAAGCAACTAGAACAACAGGCTGAAGCCTACGGTGAAAAATATTAAATGATAGCAAAAGACTACATTAAAAAAAGAAATCTCCGATTCTTACATCCCGACGTTGTTGCAAAATCGGATGATGCAAACGTCGCGTCGATACTTAAGGCGGTCGGCTATTTCAGAAACTTCCCAATCTTTAAGATGATGTATACGTTGCTCTACAAGAGCACATCGCTATCATTAGAGCAATACGGTCATGTCTATGCTGTGATGATGGATTACAAAAAGCATCATCCATGCGATTTCTTTATTGATGGATTTTCTGCCGCATTATCAAAGAGCACAGCTGTGGGCGACGACATTAAGGCGCTGTATGGTATAATGATACATAATCAAATGAATAAGAGCAGCAACTTGTTTATCCGCCGATCAAGGCTTGAGAAAGCTGTTGCCGATTACTATGCATTCGGAAAGCCAATCAATGTAGCGGTCATTAGAAAAGCAAAAGTGTTGAAAATCAGCAACTGGAATTTGATTAAGAGTATTGCCAAATGGAATCGCTAGCCGAGGATCTCACACTATCTGATTTAAACAACAAGATCGCTACAACGAAGGTTTATATCGAGAACGTTAAGAGACATTCTCATGAGATGAAGGCCTTCTTGCCAATATTCAACAATGCTGCTTCTCTTCCCATAAGTCGAACAAAATACGATGGAACTGTCGCGTATATCAATTGGATCTTACGCTCTGATGAATTATACCTATGTCTAAATATTTCATATTGCTTGTCTGGGCGATTCAAGTGTGCGCAAACACTGTCGCAGCTGTTAACATTAGCAGAGCTAACTGATCGTAGGAATATTAGAACACTGGATGGCAGAAGGTTCAAACAATACTATACGTACACTGCGACGGATCCTGTGTATGCTGTTGTGCCAGACAGAATAATCAGCCCAAAATCGTTTGCAATAATCGAAAATGGTTTAGAAGCTTTTAGGTCAAGAGACAAAATACTGAAACGCTTCGATGTACAATCTCCCCTGCTTGGGGTATAATGGAGGTTTATACATGGATCTCTTCGAGAAAGCCGGCTACGTTGGTGTTAAAAAGGAAAAAGCAAAGTATGTTCGGTCTCAAGAAATATTCGCAATTAAGCAGAAAGAAGGTCGTGCGTCAAAGAGATATGGCACGAAGAAACCCATTATCGAAGTTAATAAAAAGGATTTACTAGTTGCATGGCGGGAGGATATGTGAAATTACTTATTTGCGGAGACCGTAATTGGTCGGACGGAAATGCTGTTAGAGAAGTAATTGCAAAGTTTCAGCCAGCTTTTGTTATCGAAGGTGAAGCTAGAGGTGCTGATATTCTGGCGAGACTATCTGCTGAAGCAATGGGAATTGAGGTAAAGCGTTTTCCTGCTGATTGGGAAAAGTATGGTCGTGCTGCTGGTCCCATTCGCAACAGCCAAATGCTAAAAGAAGGTCGGCCAGACGTGGTGGTTGGGTTTCATTACAAAATAGATGAGTCTAAAGGCACACGCGACATGCTAACTCGGGCTAAAAAGGCTGGCAAAGCTACATTTATATTTGATGGTAAACTAAAGGAGTTTTAAATGGCTAGAATATTTATAGACGGGTTTGAGAGTGCTACATGGGACTTATGGGATTTGAATATGTTTACGCATATGAACGAGTATCCAGGCGTTGAAGTGCCGTCTGAGTTTACTAGTCGGTTTTGTGTAAATCAGGTGGGCTTATCTCGTGCTATCGCTCCTATGAGCGAAGCTTATTTTGCTATTAAGGCTGGTACTACGATCACTTTGAGGGATCCAATGATTTCTTTGGACTACAATTACGAACTTTTTTCTGGCGAGCCTCTCGGTGCTATATTCACTTTATGGATAGATTCTAATATCGGCGCCATACACGTTGGAGGAGGTACGAATCTTGACGGCTTTCCAGAAATGGGACAAGGGAACCCTCAGTGGAGAGCTCAGTCAAACACGGGTCTTGTAAATACAAATACTTTTCATTTAATTGAAGCTTATTTCAAGATAGACGGTTCCGCAGGAAGGTGCATAGTTAGGTTCGACGGAATAGAGGTGATCAATTTTACAGGAAACACTCTTATTGGTGCTTATACAACTTTTAACGTAGTGGGACTTGGCCCTACCAATAGTAATACTTTTATGGACGACTTTATCATCGATGATTCTGAATTTCCTGGTGATACACGGATTGAAGCGATTTATTCTACGGGTGAAGGATCAACGACTGAATGGACACCTTCACTTGCTCCAAATTGGGACTGTGTCGATGAAGTTCCACCTGATGATATCGATTACATATCTACAAACGCTATAAATAAAACTGATACTTATTTAATGAGTGATCTTATAGGTCCAGTTAGTTCAGTCATCTGTGTCCAGCCTCAAGTAGAAATTGTAAAAGAGGGATCACCCACACCTCTAAATATCAATTTAGTTTTGCGATTAAATTCTACAGATTATCCATCTGCCGATAAAGCAGTTACAACAGTAGTACCGAATGGACTATCTGCTATATGGAATTCAAACCCAGCAGGAGGTTCCTGGGATGAATCTACTGTAAATAATCTTCAGGTTGGAGTAAAGAGTAAAACATAATGGCTGATCAACTTACAGTATTTCAATCATTAGCTCAGGTTGAGTTTCGCCAGCCTCCTAAACTTAAGGTGATTCAAGCAACAACGCAGGTTGAATATCGCCAGCCTCCTAAACTTAAGGTGATTCAAGCAACAACGCAGGTTGAATATCGCCAACCTCCTAAGCTTAAGGTTATTCATTTATTAGCGCAAGTGGAATATATTCCTGGTATACCACCACCTCCTCTCCCTAATATTCTTTTTGGTCATGTCATATGGTAATTACAAAAGAAGCCGAGATGAAAGCTTTGAGAGATGCTAAAATAAAAGCCTTGAAAACAGCTAGACAAAGGGCTTTAGATGATCGAAAGAAAGCTATCGAAAACAGACCAAACATTTTAAATGCTAAGACAAAAGCTCGAGAAGATGTTAGAGTAAAGATTTTAGAAGAAGCCAAGATAAAGGCCATAGAAGAAACCAAGATAAGGGCCATAGAAGAAACCAAGATAAAGGCTCGAGAAATTAAGAAAGATGCTTTAGAGGCTAGAAAAAAGGCTTTAGATGCTAGAAAGAAAGCTAAAGACAGTGTCAATAGAGATAACATAGTGTCTTATAAAGAAAAAGCTAGCAAAAGTTATAAGACGAGTACAAAAACAATGGAAGAGCATTCTCACATTGGTTCCGGCGGTGGTGCAGGAGTCGGTGCAGGAGTTACTAAAAGAAGAAGGCGTGTTTAAGGAGTTTTAAATGGCTGTTTTAGCAACAGATCTTTTTGAAGAAGCAACGACTGTTCCTGCTCCCTTACCTACCGAATGGTCATATCCAACGGGCCTTGAGGATAGTTTGTCAATGCATTGGGCTTATCTTTCAAATATTCCCGGAGGTGGATCAGCCGAACAACGAGGCAACGAAGCCGTTATTCATCAGTCTGTACACACAAATAGGTGCCGCCTACCGTAATGATATTAATCCTGGTCCTAATCAATATGCCAGTGCTCAAATTGATCTTCATGGAGGAGGTGCGGTAGCCGTAAGAATGTCTCCAACTAATGGAAATTGTTATTATCTATTCTTGACATATGGTCGTCTAGATCTTATTCTTTTTAAATATTTTGAAGGAAATCTTACTCAATTATCAAGTATATATATGCCGACTTTTATTCAAACGCATGAAGTCGGTGATGATATATCTTTGATCACTCTCGAGGCAAATGGACGATATATAAATTCATATTTTTCTGAATCGTATACTTTTGTCAATCAAATTATCGATGAAGATATTGTTTCGGGCCAGCCCGGAATGGTTTGTGACGCTGATAACAATAACATATGGTATACCGACAAAGGAGTTATAACCTTTGAAGCGGGTGATTTAGATGATTATGTTGTTCCTAAAGGATTGGGAGCGATCTACATATCTGATTCAAATAATAGAGTGATCGATCGGACGATACCTAATCTTGAATATATTTCTGAGTTTACTGATTCGGGTCAGCTAGTATATCCTACTGGTATCTGCAATGATGGAACACATTTATATCTAATTAATGAGGGTAAAATACTCTTGAAGTATTTGTTAGGAGAGACGGCTGCTGATTTGACTTTTGTTGAGGGAACTGGCTGGGATGTTTTCGCTAATTTTTGGGGTGATAGTGTATTTCTAACTGACGCCGATGATTTTATAAGCTACAGCACTGCAGATGAAGTTTTTGCTGAAACAACAAGTGTGGTCATTTGTACATGCGATGGTCGTGCTACAATTGATAGCGTGACTGATGATTTAGGAAATACATACACAGAAGTGTTTTCGGGTACAGTTCCCTGGTCAGAAGCGGGAACAGACACTTATCTCATTACAGATGATTTTTCAAATGGAACAATTGACGATCCGCCGTGGGGTTATATCGAAGGAACTGTATCTGAATCTGGTGGAACACTAAATGTTACAGCAGCTAGCGGGACTAGTAGTGCCATTGGTAACGATTTATTTATGCGAAGTAACGATTTTTATGTAGAATTTGGTGTAAATATTCAATCGATTACAGCTGGCGATTCTGACTTGATATATTTAGCTTCTCTATACAATTCAGAAGTTAGTGCTAGTGTCTTTAATGTATTTATTGCCTCGACAACAAGAAAAATATATATCAACTGGAGAAATAATGATAATTCTTACGAGTCACTCGAAGGTCCTGTTCTTTCTCTTACTACTCCATATACGATCGGAGCATATTTCAAATTTGGAAGTGGCGATGGCACAGCCGAACTATACGTAGATGATATTTTGACTTTATCAATATATGATTTAGCCAACGATGTTTATGCTGTTCAAGGATACTTTCCTGCAATAGGAAGTACATGGATGGATGGAACTACTGGTTCGGCTTCACTAAAATTTGATAATGTAGTTTTTACGAGTGATTCTCTATGGTATAATAATATTAAAAATATTTACTTCAAAAATTACCAATGAGGGACTGTCGGGCTCGACTATAACAGCTAATTTTTCTGGTCTGGTTACATATAGAAGTATACAGGTCATTAATTACTGGGGTCTTAAGGACAATTCATTCGATGTTGCTTTATTAAGTGATCCACGAGCAAGCGTTGTTGCTCCAGATGGTAATTACAGTGAAACATTGACTACGACAACTCCTAGAGAACTCGTTATAGCTTCTATTTTTAGTATCCTCCCAACTACAAATGTTGATCCATTTATAGTGGGTTCTGGCGGTTGGATACATAGAGGAGGAGGGGAAGATCCTCCGTATGCAGGATTTTCATGGACAGGGATTCCCTGGTATTTTTGTGAGGATAAAGTTGTAGATATACCGAGCGAGATTGAAGCTATATGGACACCAGACGGCCCAGACTATTATTCTACTGTTATTGCATCGTTTAAGCCAATCGCAGAGGATCAGTTTTTTGAGATTAGAGGTATGTGTACTGATAATACATTTTTATATCTTATTGAAGCAGGCGATGGCGTAGTATGGGTTCCTAAGATTATAAAAAGACGATGTGACGATTTGTCATATGTCAGTTCTGTCGATTCTTTTAATAGTGGCGATTTTTTTAACGACCCAGTGGCTATTACGACTAACGGGAATTATTTATACGTCACTGATAATAATTCGGGTGGTAGAGTAATTGTATTTTTAAAGTCTGACTTGTCGTATGTTGATCAATTTGCTTCTGTGGCTGCATTAGCATTTGGAATTGATAATGATGGATCATATTTATACGTTTCTACTCAGAATCTTTTAGGATAATATATGAGAATAACACGATATGATATAACGACTTTTGCGGAAGTTGATTATTTTGATTTAAGTCCTATCCTTGGCGCGACGGATCCAAATCCCTTTATAAGCTTTGGAGTAGTCGCCGATACGAACTCAGATTATGCATACATAACTGATTTCAGCGTTGAACCTCTTGGTGTTCTTCGTCTAGTTAAATCAACTGCTGTAGCAGATCTTGCAACGGGAAGTCTTGGAACCCAGCCTGGTGAATTTTCAGAACCTACCTTCGCCACGATTGTTATTTTTCCTGTAGCATCTGTGGACATTAATAGATCTTTTGGTCACATTATATGGTAATTAGATGAAATTAGGAGACACAAAACTCAATCATAAATATCTCCGTGTGGTCACTACAAAGACTGGCAAAAAGAGGTATATTTATGAGGAGTCAGAAGAACGCCATCCCACTATACATCAAAAAGCAAGAGAGATGAAGAAACACCCATTCCAAATAGAGCTTAGTCCTGCCACGATGGCAATCATATCCAAGCTGCAATCTGCTGGGCATGAGTCATATGTAGTGGGCGGAGCTGTGCGTGATTCATTGATGGGTAAGGCTCCAAAGGACTTTGATATTGTAACTTCCGCACATCCAAAACAGATTCATGAACTATTTGGCATCCCAGGTTCAGTTGGTGCTAAGTTTGCTGTAAATATAGTTGACGGTCATGAAGTAGCGACCTATAGAATTGATGATGCGGAAGCTACAAGTGCTAAAGAGACATCTGTTTCTTTGGCCTCGTCACTGAGCGAAGATGTAAGGCGTAGAGACTTCACTGTAAATGCTCTTGCCTATGATCCTGTATCTAAACAAGTGTTTGATTTTGTTGGCGGAATAGACGACGCTAAGAATAAAATACTCCGATTTGTAGGCGACCCCGATAAAAGAATAAAGCAGGATCCTCTTAGGATGCTCCGTGCTATCCGCTTCGCTAATTCAAAAGGCATGGACATAGAAATGGAATCGTTCAAGGCGATTCAAAAGAATATGCCGCTCATCAAGAAAGAAGCACCTGAGCGAATATCTGCTGAAATTATGAAGATGTTTGAGTCAAGAGAGTTGATTGCTGGGCTCACACTTATGCTGGCGACAGGTTTCTTCAAGGAGGTGATACCCGAGTTGCAAGAAGGACACGAGGTAGAACAGAATAAACATCATGGCGAGAGCATACTGCTGCACAACATGCTGGCTGCCGATGCGATAAAGAAACCAGATCCAATTCTGAAGCTGGCTCTTCTGCTACATGACGTAGGTAAGGTTCAAACAAAACAGTTCAACCCAGAAATAAATGACTACAACTTCTTGGGGCATGAAACTGTTGGTGCTAAGATGGCTGTAAAGATAATGAAACGCCTCAAGTTTTCTACTGACGACATAGCGCGTGTCGATAACATCATTCGTCATCACATGTATTATTTCACAGACGAGACTAAAGACAAAACAATCAAGAAGTTCATGGCTTTGCCCGAATTCAAAAATATACTTAGAGCTCGACTTGCTGATAGAAAAGCAAATTTGGCAAAGAAGGGCATTCCGTTTTCATTCAAGAAATTGGTTAGAAAAATCAGGGTCATTCAGACGACTAAGCAACCTGTTACTGTAAGAGATTTAGCGATAAATGGTCACGACTTGATGGACTTAGGACTTAAGCCGGGACCGTTGTTTGGCAAATTTCTTAATAACGCTCTTGAATTAGTGCTTGAACAGCCTGAGCAGAATCAAAAAGAGATTCTATTAGAATTTGCTAGAAGAGAGTTTATTAATACATAGGTATAGTAAGGCAATAAAATGATTATCTATAAAGCAACGAATATGGAGATGGATAAATGTCATACGTTTTAAAAGAGTCGTTTGGAACTACCGCAGACGATTATGAGTCAGTCCAAACGTCTTGGGCGGTCATCCGTGGAGCGATGAGTTTTGTTACTGCGTCGGCATATGTGTTGACGCAGGCTGAGCATATGCTTACAAAGGTGGGGACTCCATCAACTTATAATTTAACCGCGTATATATATAGCGACGGTGTAGGTAAACCGGGCACTCTTCTCGGTACGTCGATAAACACGATTCCGGTTTCTTCTCTTTCTACATCGTCCGGTACGTATTATGCGTTTCAGTTCGCAGGAGTATCGCTTTCATCCAGCACAACATATTACATGGCAATCGCTGGCGACGATACAGTGGACACGAATTACTGGCGGATGTGGAGTGACTCTACTAGCGAGACGGGGATTTTCAGCCGGTACGAGGCCCCCGATTGGGTAGAATATTATGTATCCAACATACAGGGAATGATTAAGACTTATGTATATAGTGGCCCGTTTCCGTTTGCTTTTCCTCCTATGGGTTAGCTTATTGACTTCGCATAATTGCGATTATGATAATACCGTGTTTTAGAGAGGGTCTTCGGACCCTCTTTTTTCGTTGTACAATCGCGAAACAATGTGGTATGATGGTGCTTATGGATAAAAAATACTTGATGGTTATCGATTTAGAGGCAACTTGTTTCGAAAGAGGCTCTGAACCCGAAGGATGGTTTCAGGAAATCATCGAGGTAGGCCTTGTCCTCCTCGCCTCGCAAACTTTAGAAATAGTCGAAACGCATCAGCAGTTTGTCAAGCCAGTTTTGTTTCCTGAACTTTCTCCCTTCTGTAAAGGCTTGACGACCATTTCACAATCACAAGCAGACGGAGGTATTTCATTTCGCTCTGAAATGTCTTATTTGTCTGAACTGTATGCGGATTACAATCGTCCAATGTTTTTCTCATTCGGTAAATACGATTACAATCAAATACTTCGGCAATGCAATCGGTTCAAGGTCGATTTTCCATTTCGATTAGAACAGCATGTAAATATCAAACAGGCATTCAACAAGCTTTACAACAAGAACTTCTTTCGTGGCGTGCCCCATAAATACGCTCTAAAGTTTTTCAACGTATCAATAGAAGGCACGCATCACCGGGCTTTGGACGATGCTCTAACGATTTCAAAGTTTCTCGTGAAAATGGTAAAAGACGGCCTAAAATATTGATGTACAATCCCACCTCAGGGTGATACAATAGACTTATCAAAT